ATTCAACCTTAAGGGCTTTGATATTTTTCGTAGATGGTATGTTGATGGTAGAATTTATTATCAAAAGATTATTGACGAGAAGAATCCTAAAAGAGGTATTATTGAGTTAAGACAGATTGATCCTCGTAAAATTCGCAAAGTTCGCGAAATTAAAAAGGATAAAGATCAAAAGACTGGAATTGATTTAATTAAATCTATTGAAGAATTTTTCATTTACAATGAAAAAGGTATTAATTATCAGCCAAATTATACTACAACTTCTCCTGGTAGTAATCAGGGAATTAAAATTTCAACAGATTCAGTTAGTTATATTCCATCTGGGCTAAATGATTCTGAAAAAAATGTGGTACTGAGTTATTTGCATAAGGCAATTAAACCGGTTAACCAATTAAAGATGATGGAAGATGCGTTAGTCATTTATAGATTAGCTAGAGCACCTGAAAGAAGAATATTTTATATTGACGTTGGCAATTTGCCAAAGTTAAAAGCTGAGCAATATTTAAAAGATATTATGGCTCGGTATCGTAATAAGATTGTTTATGATTCTGCTACAGGCGAAATCAGAGATGATCGTAAATTTATGTCAATGCTTGAAGACTTTTGGTTACCTCGCAGAGAAGGTGGTCGTGGTACTGAGATTACTACATTACCAGGTGGCGAAAATCTAGGTCAGATTGATGATATTAATTATTTTCAGAATAAATTATATCAGGCATTGAATGTCCCTTTATCAAGAATGCAACCTCAACAGGGTATTTCATTTGGTAGAGCAACAGAGATTACTAGGGATGAATTAAAATTTGCTAAATTTGTGGGAAGACTCCGCAAGAAATTTAGTATGTTATTTAATGATATTTTAAAGACACAATTAATCTTGACCGGTGTTATTACTGAACAAGATTGGGTAGAATTAAAAGAACATATTCAATATAAATTTGCTCAAGATCAGTATTTTGAGGAAATGAAGGAGGCAGAAAATTTACGTAATCGTATTGATTTAGTAAATCAGATGCAACCGTTTGTCGGAACATATTTCAGTAAAGAATACATCATGAAAAGTGTATTACGTTTTACTGATGAGGAAATTGAAACAATGGAATCGCAGATGGAGGCAGAACCTTCACCTACAATTGGAGTGGACGGACAACCAGTTCAGCCGCCTATAAATAATCAAACGGAGTAAAATTATGGATACATCAGAAGTTCTTAGACATATGGTAGACGACATTCTTGCAGATCGCTCGAATGACGCTGTTAATAGATTCAATGATGCGTTGGGATTTAAATTATCCTCCGCATTAGATGATAAAAAACAAGAAATTGCATCTAGCATAGGCAAGGAAAATGAAGAAGTTTAACACACTAAGATTAGATTTAGCAGAAAAAACTCTTACTCCCGCTGAAAAGAAAAAGCGAGAGGAAATTGCCATGGCAATGGAGCGTGAGAATCCAGGTATGCCAATGGGTAAAAAAATGGCGATTGCTACAGCAGCTGCTAAAAGAGTTGCTGAAGAAAATCTTGATGAGGAATATGAAGACTCCGGTGAAGAGCATCCAAAGATGTGGAAGCACGTTAGTAGCGTTGATAGTAATACTTGGTCCGGTGTAGCTAAACATCATGGGAAAAACCTCTCGAACGTGGTTCATGATTTAGAAAAAGAAAGAGACTCCATCAAGAAAAAAGGTGGTAATCATAACGCTACTTCTAACCATGATCACGCAATAATGCAATTAAAACAACATTTGCCGTCAACTGCTAAAAGAGTTGCTGAAGAAAATCTTGATGAAATTACCTATATTGATGAATTGAAAACAGATACATTAGATTCCTATATTACTAAAGTTGCAACAGGTCCTTCTAGAGGCAATACTCAAACAGGTATTCCTAAAAGCATAAAAGCAATTGGCGGAGTAACAACTGCTATTCGTAAAAGAGCTGAAAACGAAAATCCTCCGTTTGAACCAAATGTTCCCACAGGTGAAAGAAAAGATCAATTTGGGAATCCTATTAAAAATGTAGCAAAACACTTGGCGAAACAAGGTATGAAAAGTGTTACTGAAGAAATTAAAACAACGCATGAAGATCCGCTTGTTGTTGTAAAAGATGCTGAAGGAAATATTCATACTCATGCTAATTTATCTGTTGCTAATGCTATTCATGGTACAGATGTTAAGCATCAAGCTATTCATACCGGTATGCCAATACAAGCAGGTAAGTTCACATTTGAATTATCAAAGCATCACGCTTCAGAAGTTAAAGAAGCTAAAGAAAAAACAGAATATGATTACGAAGGCGACATGGCTCGCAGTCAACTACAGAGTATTGTCATGAATGCCCAAAAAGTACATGATATGTTAAAAGACAATGATAATCTTCCTGAGTGGGTTCAATCAAAAATTACTCTTGCCGAAGATTATATTTTAACCGTTTCAAATTATATGGCAACTGAAATTGATGAAAATACGAATAAAGAATATACACACAAGGTTGTACATAACAAAACAGGCAATATTGTTGGTAAATATACCTCTTTGAAAGCTGCAACTCGAGCAGCGGATAAAAAAGATAACGCATACGGCGGATATGCACACCAAGTTCGTCGAATTGATGAGGATAAAGATCCTTGTTGGGACAACTATAAACAATTTGGCATGAAGAAGGGCAAAAATGGTAAACCAGTTCCTGATTGCCGTGGCCCAGTGAAAGAAGACTCAATAGATGAATTGACTTTATCGTTTGGCAAAAAGACCAAACCTACTGTTTCTGCTAGAATTTCTGATATGAAAAAATATTTTGATACTGCAGATAAAGACCAAGTAAAGCAAAAGATTACTGGAAAAAAATTCCACGATATGTCTGAATATGAGGCATGGATGAAATCAAATAAATCAAAAGGAGCAATGCAAGTTGCATCATTTGAACAAAGTTATGAAAACAAATTGGATGAAATTTCTTCAAATACTTTAGATAGTTATATGCGGGCTGCTCATACAAAGTATAGCAAGATAGAATATAATAATGACCCGGCATCTGTTACAAAAAAAGAAAAAATAGATAAAGGTATCAAGAAGGCATACAAAAAAAGGTATCCATCTAAAACATCGAAACCTGAAGATAAAGTAGACATGAGTTCTGCTAGTTCATATTATGCAAGTAAAAAACCAGGCCAATATACAGGCGATTAAATTAAGAGGCTAAAATGGCGGTAACAAAAACAATTCTTAAGAATGTTAGACAACAAGCAGTTGTTAAATTTATTGGCAACGGATATGCCAATGTAGATTTACGAGCAGATCTAAAGCAACCTGAAGAAACATTTCAAGGGTTCAATAACACAAACGTAACAATTACAAGTGTTTTGTGGAGCACTGACGGCGCAACTTCTGCGCCAATTTTAGTTCAACGAGGTGTAAGTGCTGCATCTGCAACTAATGTAATGATATTATATGGTGGCGCGTCAGAATGGGAACTGTCGCAAGATTCAGGGTTTGTTGATAATGTTGGCGCAGATTCAAATGTGACCGTTATTTTACCCCCAGCTGGCGGAATGGTTTATTTGGTATTGGGCAAAAATACAGGATACTTAGGTCCAGATTATAACGCATTATCACCTAATTAATACGGAGAATTAAAATGAGATTAATTACAGAAGCCGCACACGATATTACATATATTGTAGAAGATAAACAATCTGGTGGCAAGAATGTCTATATTGAAGGCATCTTTATGCAGACAGAACAACCAAATCGTAATGGACGTTTATACAAGCGCGACATTATGGAAAAGGAACTAGTCCGTTATCAGAAATTGATTGACGAGAAAAGATCGTTGGGTGAATTAGGTCATCCAGCAAATCCAACATTAAATTTGGATAAAGTTTCTCACCTAATTGAAAGCCTTCGTTTCGACGGCAACAATGTACTAGGTAGAGCAAAAATTTTAGAAACTCCAATGGGCAACATTGCTCGCAGTTTGCTTGACGCAGGTGCAGGACTTGGCGTTTCTTCTAGAGGTTTGGGTTCACTAAAAATGAACAAAGAGGGTGTTAATGAGGTTCAGGATGATTTTCATCTTGCAACCGTAGACATCGTAGCAGATCCTTCAGCACATGAT